AAGGGTTAAATCCTCCTTGACGGATCTGATCTATTGCCGCTCTTTGCTCTGGAGTTAAGCTATCTAAATAAGGATTTCCTCCAGCAACCACATCTGAACCAGCATCAGCAGGTGGTGGTGCTGATTCTCCAGCAGGCGGTTGATCAGCAGGCGGCTGGTCAGCAGGCGGTGCAGCATCAGCAGGCGGTGTAGCATCAGCAGGAGGCGATTCTTCTGGCACACCTGCTTGTGGGATGTTTCGTAACATCTCAGCTAACTTTTCTTCGGTTGGAGTGTTCTGTCTTCCTCCTGCTACAGTTGTAGTGCCGCCTAAAGTAACTGGATTACCTGCGGCATCTTTTAACCCAAAAGCTTCGCCTATTCTTCTGTAATAGCCTGTACCAATTAGATTTGCAAATCTAGGATCTAGCGTTCCTGCTTGATCTTGTATGATTGCATTAAACGCATCTTTTGCTTCTTGCTCGGTAAACCCTTGTTCTGCAAGAATACTTCTTTGGGCATCAGTCAAGTTGTTTGCTGGGGTTGTATCTGCTGGAGGTGTTCCTGTTTCTGGGGTTCCTCCTCCTGCTGGGGGTGTTCCTGTATCGGGTTGAGGCATACCTCCAGTTTGATCTTCAGGAGGCATTCCGGGCATAGGCATTCTACCACCTTTACCGCTCATTCCGCTTCCAGGCATTCCACCGCCAAATCCCCCTCCAAAACCACCACCAAAGCCGCCTCCGTAAGGCGAAGGCATGGGATAAGGCATTGGATAAGGATTGCCACCTCTGAATCTGTCAAGCATGTTTAGTGTAGAATAAGGTCTGTAAGGATTTCTAAAGCTACTTTGAGGCCCACCAAGAGACTGTATTAGGTTTTGACTCATCATAGGCGATCCGTAACCTGGATCTCTAAACGGAATATTAGTTGGAATTACTTGACCCATTCCACCGCCTCTTAGAGATTCCATGTAATATGGGTTGCGATAAGGGCTTGGTCTTCTAGGAGGGAATGGAGCCATAAATCCACCACCAAAACCACCGCCAAATCCTCCACCGTAAGGGCCACGATACTGCATGTCACTTATTATTGAATTTCTACCAAAACCACCACCATACATGTTGTTTGGATTAATGCCGCTACCATCGTAGCCACCAAGCCCCATAGAGAGCATTCCATGATGTCCTCTTAGCATACTTCCACCTCTTTGCATTGGATTTACTCTCTGTAAGTTATATTCTGGTATTTCCATTTCCCTATTTTCAGGCATTCGCATTGTTGGATACGCAACTTGACCCATTTCTTATCTCCTAATCATCTCTGTCTGCCAATGCAAGCATTCGCAACCTTAATCTCTTGCTTCTTTCTGGGGTTTGCTTACTCCATCTGCTGTCATCCATCTCTAAAGCTACTTGCCCCCAAGCCTGATCCTCTACCGCTTGGTTCATGTGTTTGAATTTACTAAGTCCAGTTGGCCCCATCTGAAAGCACATGTTCACAAGGATGTGCTGGGCTTCTTGAGGTAGCTCTTCCCAGCAATCGTATATCCTGCGGCATCCATCTATAGCTAGTTGCACATCTTCTTGGAACAACTCATAGCATCTGTGTTCTGTAATGCTCTCTTCCTCTGGTGCGCCATCGTAAGCATTTCTAACTGGCAAACTAGCTTCTGGATCAGTATGAAGAATCTTATGGCCGATACCCACGGTAGGGTGTCCTTCACTGCAAAGATAAGGATGAAGTACCTTTCCTTCGTCACTAGCTATTTCTTCGTAAAGGACTTTTACATCTACTGTCATGCGTACTTACCAATTAAATAACCGATTATAAAAACTATTGCTATTTCCATTATTTTTTAAAACTCTGAAAGCCAAAGAAAGCCGCTATCAAGCCCGACACGCTGATAAAATACACGGACGCAATATCTCCGAGTATGGAAGCAGCTTGATCTAAGTTTAAAAAGGATGTAATTACAATGCCAGAGGGGTATAACAACATGCCAAACAAAGCAAACCAACACATGTTCTTTTGTGCTTCAGCTTTTTCATTAGCAATTTCAAGGGCTTGCAGTCTCTCCGTTGTTTTTAATTCGTCATCAGTAACAATTCCATCACCATCGCTGTCGTATTTCTCGTACTGACTGCCTGGCTCCAACTCTTTATTCACTTCTTCTTAGTCTTCTTTTTAGATTTTATTGCCGCTCTGAGAGAATTAGCTTGAGCTTTATGTGTTTTAGACGCTTTATCTAAACCTTTGATTACCTTCTTAATTTTGCTTTTTGCTTTTTTCATTATTTCTTTCTCAAGTTCATAAGTTTGTCAACGCCTTTAACTCCAAAAGAAGCTGAGACTGCCAAAAATAAAAGATAGCTATACCAATCTGGTAATTCTTCGAGAGCCTGAAACCCTGATTTCACTCGGTCAATTATCATAGGATCGTCCATCACAACGCCAGCACCGACTGCTAGTAAGGGTATCGACAGTAAAATCGTAAACCATTCGTCTTTCCAAGAATTAGCAGAGGCATCGGCCATTTTAGACTCCCAATCTGCATCATTCTGAATTTGGGACATCTTCGCTTGATGTTTAGCTTGAGCAATTTCTCCTCTATTTTTTATTATTCCAGTTGCAATGTTAGCGACTGGAGCAATCAAAGAAGTCAATAAGCTCATGTCATCTCCTATTCAAACAATTTAGTTTTGGCACTTACCATTTTAGGCACACAATAAGCAGTCACGTTCTGTTGCCTGTAATATGTTCTGTCGTTTGGTGACCATTTGCCTTGCTCTACAGCGGTAGCAAACACGTTGCACCGATATACATCTTTGAACAACATTCTATTATCTGAGACTGTTTCTCCTTCTACAACAACCACTAGCAGAAACGCCATTAACATTTATATCTACCGCATTTTCTAAGATTACGTTGTCTTTCTTTAGCTTGCTCCAGCCGTTGTTTTGCAGAATCTAGTCTTGCTTCTTGAAAAGCCTCATACAGAAACCAACCTGACCAACCTATGAACACTAAAGAACAGATAATAAATAATATACTAGCTCTTTCTTTTAGTCTTTTTTGACGCTCTTTGCGCTTTTTGTGTATGTCTTTTAAGTATTGTTGGTGGTCTTTTTCTGATTGTTTTCTTATGCGCTCTGCTTCACGCCACACATCAGACATGCCAGCCATCATAAGGTGATCTTTAATTTTCGTTTCTACAGCCTTGATTTCTCTACGTTTAATAGAGAGATCCATCGCTTCTTTCGGGGTCAAAGGCCGTTTAAGTTTTTTCTTTTTCTCCCAATCATCAAGCTTTTGAGCAGTCGCACTAAACTTTCCGAGCAAAGAAGCCGCTTGTTGGGCATTTGCTTTGCCTTCTTTGAAAGTTGCAATTGTATTATTAATTGCAGAAATAGCACTGGTGATTGCCGCCAGTTCAGCGAACATGAGGAGCTACCCCAAGAATTTACTGGCTATAAGGAGTCCAACCAGAAAAGGATATAACGCATAGACGCTCATCTCTATACGGTTCATTCGCTCTGTGCCACGATCAAGACGTTCCTCGATATTCTTGTATCGCACCGCACACTCTCTTTCATGGGCTTCTAGATTGTCCATTAGGGATAGGCCGTGTACATAAGAACGGCAGTTACTCCATTAGCCACCGAAGAAGTTACAGTAAAACCATCAGAGGCTATTGCGGTGACTGAGCCAAAATTAAATGCACCGTCATAATTATTTATCCAGTAACAATAATTGTCGTTCTTAACTACACCATACTCAACAACAGAAGCACCAAGATTATCTTTATCCATTACTCTTGATGAAACTGTTGATTGATTTGATCCTGTGCCTGTTGCAAAGCCATCGCTGGTGCAGAAATAAGGGTATTCTCCCGAACCTACCGTTGCCCCACCAACTGCTCGAAATACAATTAAACTTGGTTGAAAACTTAAACCGCTTTTACTATATGTCGTATTGTCGGTTGCGCTTATTTCAAAAAAGCCAGATACAGGTGTGGTTCCACTAGCAGAACTAAACGATAACGCACCCGATCCATCTGTAACTAAAGACTGACCGCTAGACCCATCAGCCGCTGGTAATGTTAATGTATAGCTTGAGCTAACAGTTGCTGGTGCTTGCAAAGCAACATACTGGCCCCCAGACGAATCCTGATATCTAACGTCTCCTTGACTTGTCACATCCACCTGAGTAAAACTTGCGGCAGCTCCTGGCGTGTTAATACTAACAAATCCTAGATTGCCACTTCCGTCTGTTTTTAATACCTGACCACTGCTTCCATCAGCCGCTGGCAAAGTAAATGTGTAGCTGGAACTAACAGTTGATGGTGCTTGAATAGCAACATATTCTCCACCGCTACTATCCTCCCATCTTACATCTCCTTGCCCCTCTACGTTAATTTGATCTGACACTATTGCATCAGCATTAACAGTTCCGTCAAAGTACGCATCTTTAAATTCTAAACTGGATGTTCCAAGATCAACGTCATTGTCGCTTACCGGAGCTAATGCACCGTCTGCTAAAGTAATTTGAGATGTGCCACCCACAGTAAATGCTATGGTGTCTGCCGCTGAAAAGAATATACCTGTATCTGTATCGCCTGTATTTGTTATAGAAGGCGCACCAGCAGATCCGTCAGCCGCACTGACTATGCCGCTTATAGTGACATTTGCAGTTGTTACGGTCCCACTAGCTGTTATGTTGACCGCTGTTGTTGTTCCTGTAAGATCTAAATCTACGAGAGCATCTTGGACTGCGGCCCCACTTCCAGCACCATCAAGATAAACTACCTTCATTGCGCCATTTGCAATAGTAACAGTGGCTCCACTACCCTGCTTTATAATAATAGATTGACTTCCGCTCGTAGCGTTTTCTATAAATTGCACCCTTTTCATCGTATTAGGGCCAATCGTAATTGTGCAAGTAGAGTCTAAAGTCCCGGTGTATTTAACATACATAGCTCTTGCTTCATCTGTAGAGCCATCTGCAACGGTTGATGCATGTGTGTCTGCGTTAGTTGTGATCGCTTCAGTGCCATACCCCAACGCCTCACCAATCAATTCAAGATTGGTATTAGTACTGGCCCCCCATGTTCCTGACTCGTCACCAGTGGTTATCTCTTTGAGTCTTAAATTATTTACATACGTTGCCATGTCTAATTCCTATGATGGTTTTACAGGCCAATCGCTATCGCCTGATCCGTCAATATTCGGCACTTTAAGAGCAGGCCAATTACTGTGTGTCGTAATGTCTCTTAAAGCTTGCCTGTACGTCTTCCAATTATCTGCCAAGGTTCCGCCAGATTCTAATGCTTTAATTACCATCCAATCGGTTTCTGCCAACAGTCTATCTCGTTTCGCTCTGTTTGATGTAGCAAGAGCGTTATTAGAATCGTTTTTTGCGATTTCTTTTTCACTTTCAGTTAAGTTTTCCAACTTAACTGTGTAAACAACGCCACTGTCTATGTATGGAGCAACCTGAATACTTTTTTGTTCTAACGGATCATAACCTAAACCAACCGTGACAGGCATAACAGAATTTTCTGACATCCAATCAGAAGTAGGCCCAGAAGAAGGAAAAGAAACATTTGGAAATAGCTTTTGATGTTCTCCCATAGTTATTACTGTATTGTCTTTAATTATCGCTATCTGCATAATATTTTCCTATAAATTTGGAAACGCTTTAGTTGGTGCGGTGAAGTTAGAAGTATATCGTGCTTTTTTGGTAATTCTAAGCTCATCAATATATCCGTCAAAATCTTCGTTTGCAGAAAAAGTCTGTTCTGATCCTACATAAACTCCATTTACAGAACCATCTATAAGATTTTTTGAATCTGATAAAGCACCGCTTGAACTAACAGTGCCATTTAAATAAATATTGATACTTCCACTACTTCTAACAGCGGCAAGATGATACCAAGTTCCTGTAGACATACTAGGGACAGTAAACTCTTTGTAGGCTTCATTTGCTCCGCTTGCATTGTAACTAGCCCAAGCTATTGATGTTGCACTGGTTGCTCTTAAAAGCCAACTCCCAGCGGCATTATAATAATTTGCACTTGCAAGCAATGCTTTGTATCCAGTAAAACTATCGCTGTTAAAAAATAATTCTATTGTAAAATCACCCTCCCCAAATGAAATAAAAGATCCTGGTGTTATTTCTAAATAATCACCAGTACCATCAAACTCTGCACTAGCTGTCCCAAACTTTTTAACGCTTGTGTCTAATTGAGCATTGCCTACTGTGTCTATATTAGTTTTGCTTGTTTGGTCAAAGATAGCGGCATTGGTAAAATTTAAAAGTAATTTAGTGTTTGTTACTGCTGTCAAGGGTGCCGTAGGTACAGTTAAGGTTGATGCGTTTGAATATACGTTACTTCCTTTTACAATCCTTACGTCTGAAATATAGCCACCATAATAATGATTGGCATAACTTGGACTTCTGCCTACTTGAAATCCAGTAGCCGCACTAGAATGAGTATTTGCTGATCCGTTATATACTCTAACTCCATTTTTATACCAATTATTGTTTCCGCTTGTTACTTGATAAACAAGGTGAGTCCATTCATAAAGTCTTGGAACATCCGCAGTGTTTCCAGAGTTGCTATCTAATGTATCTACATGATTGGTTAACCCATCGTAACCAGATACACCCAAATCAGTCCAGCCCCAATAATTGTTCCCTCCTGTAATAGCAAATGGTAGTTCAAAATTACCTAATATTGATTTATCTCGATAAACCCAAGCCTCAAGGGTATAGTCCCCTGTACCAAAATCAAAGTCTGTAGCATCAGAAACAGTTAAATAACAATCTGAGCTTTGATCAAAATAACCTGACCCACCTTTCACTGATGCACTGTAACTATAGCTAGGTGCAAAGGGCGAGAAGGGTTTTATTCTTGGAGTACCTGTTAAAGTTATGGTATGTGCAGATGTACTCTTATCTCTAAACCTATTGCTACAACAAGTTAAAAGTTTAGTATTTGTTATGGCAGTCAAAGGCTCAGTCGGCACTGTGAAGCTAGATGTATATACTGCTGTTCCTTTAACCAATCTGAAATTTGATATAAATCCTTCAAAGGGTTCTTCAACTGCTCTATTTACCCCATTGCCAATAGCAAGAGCAGGGTTACCTAATGGGCTTATATCGGTGGTTCTATAAGACGTATTTGTTGAGTCTAAGTTTCCATTCACAAATAGTCGAAAGTCTCCAGTTCCATCTCTTGTAACCGCAACGTGAAACCATTCATTTCTTGGCGTTGCGTTTGTTGAAATGCAAGTTCTCCCCGAACCTGTTGCGGCATAAGCAAAGAACGATATTTTGTTAGAATTATCTGTATCGTCTACAGCCAAACCGACACTGTTATTACTACTAAAGTAAGGGCCAATTTGCCATACCCTACTGTAAGGGTAAGTATCTCCTGTGACAAAAACCCAAGCTTCTATTGTAAAAGCTCCAGTGCCAAGTGCGAAATCAGCACTCCCTAATCCACTAGCTGGATTAATTTGGTCACTAGCCGAACCAACTGGAAATTCTGCCGCCCACTTGCCTTCCTCTGCACTAAAAGGGCTAAAAGTTCCTTGCACAATATCAGCATTTCTTGTGACTGTGTGAGATTCAGAAGAGCTATCAAGAAGCGTATGGTTCTGCGCCCCGTTTGAGCCGTCGCAATGATATAGGGATGTTACAAGGGAAAAATCGCCATCTGTTTCTTCCTGTGCGCCACCAGAGGCAGAAATAAGTTTTTGAGCAATCAAACTCATTAGCTCATATCCTGCCCTGCGGTAAATCCATAATAGGTAGTACCGCCATCCTCAGTCAGAAATACAAATACATCAACATCGCCCGATCCAGTGCTAAGTGTAGGTGCTGTACCTCCTGCCCAATCTACCGAGCCAGGCCAAGTAATGGTTCTTGCTGACGAGTCTTGTGTAACCTTCAACGTAAATCCAGAAGCGTATCCAGAAGCGGCAGGGTTGCTAAATGTATAGGTGACATTCTCACTGAGCGTGTGAGTAAACACTGTGCCATCTCTGAGGTTTAGAGTAGCCGCATTTGAGCTAGATGTAATAGCCGTTGATTCTTCCTGAATACCGTTGTCAAACTTCACCACACCGTTAGCATCTGCGGTAACTACCTTGCTGGCTTCTGTCGTACCGAGCGTGGTTATATCAAGGTAGTTAATCTCTGTTGTGGTAGCAGTTACACCATCTAACTTATTTATCTCTGCGGCAGTAGCTGATATGGCTGTCCCAGCTATTGAAATGGCATCTGCTTCAACTGTTCCGTCAAAAAATGCATCCTTAAACTCTAACGCATCTGTGCCTAAATCTAGTATTGCGTTAGTGCCTGGTGTCAAAGCTCCATCGGTTAAAATTAATTGCTTTTCATTACCAGCATAAAAGTTAATAGTATCTGCTGTTTCAAAGTCAATTTTGGTCTCATCGTCCTCACCTATTTTTATGTCAGTGGCAAGCAACGATGTTATACCTGTTTGTGCCGCATCTACGTTTAACGTGTTAGTGCTAAGAGTGACCCCTGTGCCAGCAGAAAAAGATGTAGCTGACATGGGTATATTAGACAGTGTGTTATTAGATGCGTTGATTGTTTTGTTAGTTAAGGTTTGTGTCGCACTGTCACCAACTAAGTTGCTTGTTGTCACTGGTAAGGTCAACGTAACATTGCCGCTAAACGCACTATGTGCTGGAGCTTTTACTTCAGCATAGTGAGCATTAGAAGATTCACAGTAAAACCTTATGTAGGATTGTGCGCCAGAGTTTTTAAGGTCAATTGCACCATTTGTGATTGAAACACCGTTAGCCGCTGTTCCTACCGTAAACGTGCCTCCGACATCGAGATCCACAAAAGCATCAAGCACTGCCGCACCAGAGCCAGCCCCATCTAGATATACGGCCTTTACTCCACCATTAGCGATAGTGACATTTGCCCCACTGCCTTGACTAATAATAATAGATTGAGAGCCAGACGTTGCGTTCTCAATAATCTGAAATCTTTTGATTGTGTTTGGGCCAATCGTGATAGTACACGTTGAGTCTAGCGTTCCTGTATATTTTAAATACATCGCCCTAGCTTGATCTGAAGAACCATCTGCTACTGTAGATGTATGAGTATCAGCGTTGGTAGTAATAGCCTCTGTTCCAAACCCTAACGCTTCACCAATAAGCTCAAGAGAGGTATTAGTGCTAGTACCCCAATCGCTATCACCATCGGCTGGTTCTGCCACTCTTAAATTATTTACAAAAGTTGATGCCATAATTTATGCCGCTATCTCTGTCCAATTTGGTGTTTGAGAAGTGCTAACCTCAGTCCAATCAGTATCTTGGCCCGGTATTATTTCTTCCCATATATTTATTGTTGATGTTGACGCTGTCATTTCTGCGCCTGTAACGCTTACTGTAACGCCATCTCCAACAGATACGGTGACACTGCTGGTTCCAGAAGTAAGCTCACTGCCAGTGACAGGTACAATAGTTCCTGCGAGAACAGAAACACTTCCCTGTCCAACGCTCAATCCAGTAAAAGCTACATCCTGATTATAACCGCCTTCGTTATAACCTTGAGTTATTTGGTTATAGCCAGTAAAAAATATGGTTACGTCAGACATTAGATCTCGCTCTTCTCAAAGCTTCTTTTCCTCTTTTAGCTATTGCCGCTTGTTGTTTTTTCCCAGCCGCTTTTGCCCTTTGCTCTAATACCGTCAATATTTGTATTTTTCTAGCAAATGGTTTTTTGATTTTTTTTACTTTCTTTACCGTATCTCTTGCATCCTGAACACTGGCGTATTTGATTCTTACAGTGTCTTTGGGGTTTTCATCGGTATATAGTCTTCGTCCAGAACCTTTCGGTTTCTTGCCTGTACCTTTTTTTGGGTCAGCCATTAAGCAATCCGAATAATTGCGTTACTCGCATCGGCAGTTGGGAATTGAATAGTAAAATCGCCAGACTGAGAAGTTTTGTCTGCCCCAAAATCTAAGATAAGAACCGCCCTATCTGCTGATCCTGCTGTATTAGAAGAGTTGTAAATCATTGCTCCTCTAGCTGTAATAGAGCTACTAGAAAAGGTCAGATCTGCAAAGTCTGTCAAAGCGGTGGTGCTTGATGTCGTAGGGGTTACGTTTGTTAACGCTGAACCTCCAGAACTATAACCAGTGCCTGATGCTTCGTTGCTTGTTGTGAACGCTGTCGTAGCAGCTCCCAAACTAGCACTGCTAGTGTACAAAGCCAGCTTAAACGTGTTGCCTGATCCTGTGGAAGTCGTAGTCCCTCCACCACTTCCATTGGTAAAATTGTGTATTCCTTGAAGTAGTTCCTGCTTGAAACTGGTACAAACTGCTTGACTGATAGCCATTACATTTTCCTTAAAATTTGTGCGATCTCTTGATAGCCGCCTTGTTCGCATTCAGCAATTAAGTCAGTCTTGTTGCTATTGACTGCTTCTTGCATGTAGTGCCTTACCACATGAAACACTTGATCTTTAAAGGCTTTTGCTTGTTCCTGTATGACAGGATGGCTTTGAGAGCCAACACTGACAATCGTGTTAGTTGCCCTTTCGGCCCAATGATCTAATGATATTCCTTCGTTTTGCGTAGTGACTACACTCACGTTACCTACCTGAGATGTGCTGACTTCTAACATTATGTCCTCGCTTTTCTAACCGCACCAGACCTGTAACTGTCTGTGGTATCGTATCCTTCGCCAAGAGACTTCAAGTTGTTTAATGCTTGATCGTATCTAGCCATATACATCTGCATTAGGTCAGGCTCTCCTTTGAGAAAAGTGTATGCCTCAACCAAAGAACCATAAAGCAAGGTGCTTTCTGCATTTGTACCTAACCAACTTGTTCCTGAAGATGATGCTGTTATCGACTCTGGTTTGTAAAAGTAATGCAGTTCTGCCGTAAAAGATGAATTAGGTGTCGGCCCTAAAATAAAGTTTTCGGCATCAAATAAAGCATAATATTTAGGAACGCCTTTTGTTGTAGCAACGGGATAAGCCTCCCGTATAAAATTTACATCCTTGAATATTAAAAACTCTTCACCGCTGTTGCTAAGAGATAAAGAGTAAGGTGCTAAAAAATCTGTTGGGCATTTCAAATATTTGTTTCCGTCAGACATTGACCCATTAACATTCTTTCTGAAATCAGGCAACTGCACCGATTTAAGTATTCGGTCTTCTGCTTGTTTTATTATCGTAGGCAGGTTGTTAACAAACGTAGTCTCGTCTGTTTCCAAATAATCCTGTATTGCAGTTTTAAGTGTTGTAAATGTCCATGCCATGCTATTTGCCTTTCAGGAAAGACAAAGACTCTTTAATCATTGAATCTTTAGTTTTTCTTTTATCTAGCTCCAGACCATGTTTCCTCATAGCGATTTCCAAATCGCCCTTGGTCATTTCTTTAAGCTCCGCTTTTGTTGGAACAGGAACAACTTTTTTAGCTGATGGCTTTTTCTTTGGCGTTGCTTTAGCTTTCTTAACTGGTTGAATTTCGGCAAGTTTTTTTTCTGCTTCTTCTTTAGTCATTGCATCAAAAACAACAATGTCATAATCACCGTATTCACCATATTCACCATCTTTTAGCTTAGTACCAATTTGGTAAACAGGCTCCCCTGAAGAAAAATTTCCATTTTGAAAAACTTCTAACTTTGCCATGATTCTCCTTTAGCTCGTTGTTACTTTAACAGTTCCAGACTGAGCTTCTATATCTAGCCCTACAGTACGACTGCCTAGTTGAGTAATCCCTCCCCCTACAGGGTCAAACGCAAAAAACTGCCTGCTATTATCTAAGGCTCTGTCTGGCCTTGGATCTCTTAATGATCTAGGATCATCTACCTTTATTTTGCCAAGCTGTAATTGAGGTTGATCAGGATCAACAACATCCTTCCCTACTAAAAACCCGGTTGGTCTTTGATTGACAATCTCAGGCACAAGATCTTTAAGCTTGTACCTAAATCCTGTCTTATCGCAAAAACCATA